TACTCAAACTCCTACTAACACTACTACTAAAACACCTACTCCGACTATCACACCAACACCTACAACACCTCCAAGTATTGTATATGATTTAGATGCCGCAAATTATTCGGCAATGCCAACTAATGGTTCAACAATTGCAGGCACAGGGGCTTATACTATTACAATGACTAATGCTAATAGTAGTATGACATGGAACTCGGCTAATGGTGGAGTATTTAGAAAATCAACATCTAATACTTCCGATATGTTTTACGGTGGACCCAACTATTCAAGTGGCACACAACCGTTTACAGTATTTATGGCTTACAAATGGGATGGTGGAACAGGAGGAAGATTATTAAATGCAAATACTGCATCTCCTGACTTTTTAATGGGATTATACAATACGACTACGGTAATGAATATTGCGTTTAACGGAGCTAGTTTTATTGGTCCTAGTAATACTGCTGCGGATACTAACTGGCATTTCATATGGTTTACTTGGAACGGTTCTAATAGTACAAAATCTTATATTGCAACTAACGTCGCTCCATCAACAACAAATGGCACTGGAGCAACAAATGGTGGATTTAATGGATTAAGATTATTTGGTAGATTTGTAACCACTACAACAAGTAGTGAACCTGTAACTGGCGATGTTGGTTTTGTTAAAGTTTGGAATGGTGAATTAACATTGGCTCAGATACAGGCTCAACACGCATTATATAAAACTAGATTTGGATATTAAAAACCATTCTATGTGTCCATCATGTTTTGATTAAACTTTAATTTAATTTAAAAGTATTTATATTTTAGTATGAGTGAAAATAAACTAACGGTATGGCAGAGGTTATCCCAAACATTTGGACCCAATTCTCTTTTGGGGCAGGATTATCCTACGTACAAATATGATAAGAGTGAATTATTAAAAACAACCTCTAAGGCTGAATATGACAGAGAAAAGCTTCAAGCTCAACAAACATATTATTTAGCAAACCAATGGGGTAGAATTGAAAATAATCTATATACACAAGCGGTTTACTATGAACCAACTCGTTTGTCATCTTTCTATGACTACGAGTCAATGGAATTTACACCGGAAATTGGTGCGGCATTAGACATTTATGCGGAAGAATCAACAACTGTTGACCAAAATGGTTTTATGTTACAAATTTATTCTGAATCATCAAGAATAAAATCAATTCTTGGAGATTTGTTTAATAACGCATTAGATATTAATACCAACTTACCGATGTGGATAAGAAACACTTGTAAGTATGGCGATAATTTTGTTTATTTAAAGTTAGACCCTGAAAAAGGTGTTGTAGGATGTATGCAATTACCGATTATTGAGATTGAAAGGTTGGAGGCGGGTATGGGAGCTCACTCAACAGACTCGACTACAAACCCTGAAAAAAAACATCTAAAATTTAGATGGAAACAAAAAGATTTAGAATTTAACACTTGGGAAATTGCTCACTTTAGATTATTAGGTGATGATAGAAGATTACCTTATGGTACCTCTATGTTAGAAAAAGCACGTCGTATTTGGAAACAATTATTGTTATCTGAAGATGCTATGTTGATTTATAGAACATCAAGAGCACCTGAAAGACGTGTATTTAAAGTATTTGTTGGAAATATGGATGATGCGGATGTTGAACCATATATCCAAAGATTTGCAAACAAGTTTAAGAGAAGTCAAACAGTTGACCATAAGACAGGTAATGTTGATATGAGATTTAATCAGATGGCAGTTGACCAAGATTATTTTGTTCCTGTTAGAGATACTGCACAAGCAAGTCCTATTGAGACATTGGCAGGTGCTCAAAACTTATCTGAAATTGCCGATATAGAATATATTCAAAAGAAACTATTAACAGCTCTTCGTGTCCCTAAAGCGTTTTTAGGATTTGAAGAAACTGTTGGTGATGGTAAAAACTTATCATTACAAGATATACGTTTTGCAAGAACTATTAACAGAATTCAAAAAAATATGGTTTCTGAATTAAATAAAATTGCAATTATACATTTATTCATTTTAGGTTTTGAAGACGAAATATCGAATTTTACATTAGGTTTAACAAACCCATCAACTCAGGCCGATTTGATGAAAATCGATGTGTGGAAAGAAAAAATCTTATTATATAAAGACATGGTTTCTGACCCTGGTAGTGGTATTGCTGCGGTATCTATGTCGTGGGCTAAGAAACATATTCTTGGGTTTTCAGATGAAGAAATTAAACTTGATTTACAACAACAACGTATTGAAAGAGCTGTTGGTGAAGAACTTAAGAAAACTGCTGAGGTAATTACTCATACAGGATTATTTGATAATCTTGATAAGTTGTATGGTAAAAAAGAAGGTGAACCTGCAGGAACACCATCTGAAGGAGGTGCTCCATCAGATAGTGGAATGGGTAGTTTTGGAGGCGGTGAAAGTTCACCACCTGAATCACCGTCGTCACCATCGCCAGCCGAAGCGTCACCAACAGTACCTGAAGGAGATGATAGTCGTAATTCTGAACTTAATATTTTGTTAGAAAATTCAGGAATGTTAAATGAAGATGAATTAATTGATTTAGGTCGTGTACAAGAATCTTTAGGTGAAATGGGCGACCAATTAGATAAACTACTTAAAAGTTGATATTTATAATAAAAACATTATAAAATGAGATTCGGATTAATAAAAACATTAGTAGAAAATAAATTAGTTAATTCCTTTGCAAAAGGAAATCTTAAAACTGATATGAGACTTTTTGAAAGAAAATTACTTAAAAATAGTGATTTTTGTAAATTAATGTCAATATATGATAATTTAAAAGAAAACAAAGAATTAGACAAAGAGACCGCAACTTATATGGTTGATGATTTATCTAACGAATTTAGACAAATTAAATTATCAGAAAATACAATAAATTTTATTAAAAGTTGGACTAAAGATATTGTACTTGAGAACAAGTATAAAACAATTGATGAATTATTTTATGGTGATTTATTAAAACCTGAAAAAAAATCAATTGCAAAAAAATCAATAGTTGAGTCTTTGGGTAAAAAACCGACATTAAAAGAAAATAAATCTTTAAATGTTCCAATTAGTTCAATGTTAAAAGTGGCCAATAAAACGGCTGAAAAATATTTAGAAAACTTAAATGAGTCTGATAGAAATTCAGTAAAAGAGATATTATCATCAAATGATGAAAATCTAAAAATAAAGTTTACTCAATTAAAAGAAACTGCAATTCAAAAAATCAAAACACTTATTTCAGAATCAGATGAAGAATTATCAAAAGTTTTAGTTGAAACAAAAGAAAAATTGTCAAATGTTAAACCATCTAAAAAAGAATATATTAAATTACTAAATTTAACTCAAAATTTATAATTCAATATTTTTTGAATTTTTATAAATCGCTTTTTTTAAAATCTGACGTTTTGTGTCAGATTTTTTTTTGTAGTATTTTCCTTCTTGTAATTTCTTTACAAGTTGAGTTTTAACTACTTTTTGTTTAAACATTTTTAACGCTTTTTCTACCTCGTTATTTCTGACAGGGATAATTAACATTTTTTTGACAACATTGTTATTATTGATTATTATTAAATAAATAAACGAAGATATGAAAAAGTTGTAGATGAAAAAAGGAAAAAGTTGTGTAATAAAAGGTTACAGACAAATTAAGTGTTCTTATGGAACTGTGGATTCAAAAAGTTTAAAGTCAATATATTTAAATATTCAATCTTGGGTAGAACCAAAAGGATTGGAAGTAGATTGGATGAGACCCGTATCAATTCTCAATAAAAATATTAAAACAGTTTTAACTGAAATAATTAATGATAATTTATTTAATAATAAATTCATTGTTGATTTAGATTTAAGAACAAGTGGGATTTCAATAAATAAGAGGTCTTTTATGAATTTGGAAATAACCTTTTTTGTTAAAAACGAAATAGAATTTAAATCAAATGAACTTAAAAATGAATTAAAAAGTATAATATCTTCAATAGAAAAAGATTGTTTCAAAAATTCAAAATATTTCAAATTTTATCTTACAAAGAAGGATAAATTAAATACTACTGATAAAATGGAAAGTATTTAATATTTATCTATAAAAAGGTAAAATGCAAAATTATAAAATATTAGGGCCAAGAGAGATAGGAAAAGGTATTTTAATTGAAATGGATGCGGG